GCAGACCGCTCGAGCCCCTCGCCGATCGCCTCCATGCTGACGCCGACCCCTTCCGGAAGGTTCTCGGCGTGGAAGTGGCCGGTGAGGATCTGGTTAACGATCCGGCTCTCCTGGACCTTGGAGCGGGCCAGGCGCATGGCGGGGGAGAAGATCAGCGGGGCGGTGACGATCCGCCCGAGCCGGTTGTCGAGGGCCAGGAGCTTCGCCAGATTCGGGTCCTTCTTCTCGAGCACGTCGAGGATCTTCCCCCGCATCGGGTCGTCCTCGGCGAACGTGAACTTGGCCGGGGAGTCCTGGAGAAGACCCAGGGCGTTGGCGAACTCCGGATCCTCCCGGGCAGCGTCGATGAACACCTCGGCGTGCGCTCGCCTCGCCGCCCCGACCGACTCGTGCCCGAGGAGTCCATAGAGGGCCTTCCGCTTGGCCCCCCCAATCCCACCCCCGGCGCTCCCCAGGATCGACCCGAACAGGCCGGTCCCAAGGACGTTCATGGTGGCCTCCTCCGTCGTCAGGAGGGGCCGTTCCTCGAGCAAGAGGGACTGGACCACAGCCTCGGACAGAGCGGCCTCCAGGCCCGTCCTAGCCCCCGTCCTTGCGGCCGACCGGAGGACCGACCGGGAGGCCGTCCGGGACGCCAGGGCGGCCTTGCCGACCAGCCCAGCGGCCTTTGCGGCGGTCCCAAGGAAGATGTAGTTCGTCGGGTCCAGGAGCCCAGCTGAGAGGTAGACCGGAAGCCCCTGGATCAGTCCGAGTTGCCCGAGCATCTCCCGGTCCCGGATCTCCCGGTCGATCTGGGTCTTCCGGTAGGCGAGCTCGGCCTGGCTCCTGGCCTCGAGCAGCTTCGGGAACTGCTTCGCGAAGGTGGCGTAGTTTCCCAACAGCGGCTCTGGGTCGAAACCGGGCTCTGGCGCGAAGACCTGATTCTGGTCGAACAGGATCCGGCTGGCCGTGAGCACCGGGTTCTCACGGAGCGCGGCCCCGAACTGTTCCAGGTAGGAGTAGTCTGGGACTGGTCCTGTGGAGAGAACATCCTGGGCCGCCTCGGCTTGCCCGAAGACTCCTGAGTTCTGAAGACGCGCCCGGTATTCGTCGTCAGTCTCGAACGGCATCAGGGTCCTCCCAGGCCAGGCGGACCAAAGCCTTCATCGCCAGGAAGACGACGAGTGCGGATCGCCTCGATCATCTCGGCTGGGGACCTGCCACGGAATCGGTCGTTCCACATCTCGATGACCCGTCGATCCGCTTGCCGCTTCGACTCCTCGTCGGCGTCAGCCGCCCGGAACGGAGCGAACGGGATGAAGAACGTGTCGAACTCCCGCGCTTCCTTCCTGTTCTCCGGCATCCCCTCAGCGACGAACTTCTTCCTGGCTGCCTCTCGAGTGCGATCCCACTCTCCGGCCAGCTCCGGGAAGAGGTAGAGAAGTGGCTTGCCGCCCGTGGCCTGGAAGAGCGTCTGGATGTTCTCTGGTAGATCGGAGGGCGGAGGCTTTGCCCTGTCCCATGTCTGGCCGTAAAGCCAGAGGCGGAACTCGCTCGGCTCCATGAGCAGGGCGCTCGCGATGTCGGACCTCTGGGCCGGGAAGTCCTCGGTCCGCAGGCGCGACATCTTCGTGGATAGGGACGAAAGGTTCGCCTGCTCCTCGAGCGCACGCCAGTCCGAAGTCTTCGGATCGACCTTGAAGATCCGAGGGATCATCCCGCCAGGCTTGTCTCCCGACTGCGTAACGCCAACTCGGAACTGTGCTGGCTCGAGGCCCTCCGCTGGGGTCTTGAAGATGAAGATCCTGTCGCGAATGTCCCCATCTTTGATGTCGATCCCCTGTGCCTCGAGACCACGAAGGATGTCGTACTCAAGAGACTGCGGAGGAAGGTCTCCGAGCGAGTCCACGATGTCGCTCGAGAAGTACTCCTTGCCGAACAGACTGATGTGCTTGTTCGTCTTCAGGAACTCCGCCACGCGATCGTCGATGTTCGCGTTCCGACCCTCCTCGCTGTCTGGGTAGCGGCTCGCGTTTCCATCGATACCAGCCCGGATCTTCCCGATCATCTCGTTCGTGATCGCGTCCACGTTCGACCCCTGGAGCTTGAAGCGATCGCGGAGCCCCTCCGCGATCCTAGTCGCCTCCCTCTCTGCCTTAAAGTCGGCTTCCGAGGGCGCGAACTGACGGCGGAGCGTGTCCCCCTTCGCGCCCTGCTGCTCCTCCTGTTGGAGCCCTTCGGTCGCCCGGACGTACGCCAGAGCGGGCGGAAGGTGCGAGAGACGGACCAACCTGTCCCGTAGCTTTTGCTGGTCCCCAGTGAATGCCGGGATCATGTCGATCGGGCGGATCCCGGCCGCCTCCTGCTCGAGTTCCGGCCTACTCGTACTCGCTTTGTGGGCGAGGAGCGGGTTCGCGCCGAGGGTCGCCGTCGCCAGAGAGATTTCCATGAGCAGTTCGGCATTGTCTGGGTTCGCCGTGTTGAACTGCCCCTGGATCCATGTGCTCACTGCCGGGGTCATGTACCCCACGCCCAGCAACTCCCGCTGGATAAACTTCGCCTTGTCCCTCGCCGGAACCTGCGGGTTGTTGAGCCAGGGCTGAACGTTCCGGAGGAAGTAGGCGTCGTGCGCCGTACGCCCCGCCTCGTTGTAGCGGATCCAGGAAAGATCCCCGCCGTTCTCGAAGAACGGCTCCATCGCCTTGTCGATCAACTCCTGGGTCCGACCATCCCGAAGGATCGCCGCTCCGAGTTGGTTACGGATCTCGTCACCTTCCGGACCAGGGATCCAGTCGGTGTCGGCGATCAGCGCCTCGAGATCCTTCATCCCAGGGCGCAAGTCGAACGTAGGGAAGAGACCGCCGTTGTCGATCGGATCTCCCCAGTCGGCCCCTCCACGAGCGTTGCGCGCCTGGAGGATCTCGCTCGCGATCACCGCAGAACGCCCTACCGCCTGGGCCTTGTCGGCGAGCGCCACGTCACCGAAGCGGTCGAAGTCGCCGTGCGCCAGGTCAGAGTTGAACCGCAGTTCGCCGAACGACCCTCCGCGCCCGATGTAGCTGTTCTTGATCGCAGAGAAGATACGGATCTTCGCGGCTTCCTTGGCCTTCTCGAATCCGGGACGCGACACTTGGTCGAGTGCGTCGAGTGCCTCCTGACCCATCATGGGGAGGAATTGCGGCTCGAACGCCTGGGCGTACTGGACCGCCTTGGACACCGTGTCGTCGATCGAGAGTCCGGCCTGGAAGTTTCTCGCCTTCTCCAACTCCTCAGTCAGATCCGCAGAGAGAAGCCCAGCCTTCGCGCCTTCGTACTTCGCGCGGACCTGCGGGTGAGTGATAGACGAGAGGGCTGCGTCGTAGGTCTCTGAGGCCCATTCCGGCCACTTCTCCCGAAGCCCGTCTTCGGTGAATGCTGGACTCTGGTAGAAGTCCGCCTTCTTTTTCTCCACTGCGGCTGCGCTGGCGCTCACGAGCTCGAATGCCTGCGCCGTGTCTCTGGTGTAGGTGAGGGCGTTCGCCTCGGCGTCCGCTTCCTTCCGCCGCTTGAGTTCCGTGTCGGCGTACGAGAGCCCGGTCGCAGCGACGGCCCCAGCGACAGCCTGGCCGATCCGCGCCGCTCCGGTCGCCGGGGCAGCCGCAGCCCCCAGAGACGGAAGGACCGGAGCGGCCCCACCGCCTACGTCACGAACCGGAATGCGAATCGGCCGCGCCATGTCTCCTCGCTTCTACGGTCTGGCAATGTAGGGGGGGACCTCGTTGCTCGACTTGAAGGCGTCCTGGAAGTCCTTCGAGCCAGTCAGAGCCCCGACCTGTCCGAGTGCACCGATCGCGCCTGCGATCCCCTCGGCACGAATCCCGCTCGCGATCCGCCGCGCGTTCACTTCCTCGAAGTTCGCGCCGGCCAGGATCGCCTGCTGGTCGTAGATCGAATCCATGAACGTCTGCGCCTGGACGAGCAGTGGGCTCCCCTGGAGAGAAACCCCAGCGGCTCCGTAGGCCGCCCGCTGTTGCGCCAGGAGGCGACGGTTCCGCTCCCGCTCGACGGTCGCTTCCCTCCGGAGCTGGTCCGCCCTGGCGCGCCCAGCACGCCTGGTGTCTGTCGCAGCCCGCTCGGACTGGACCACCTGATAGGCGGCCCCTCCGACTGCCGCGACCGCGCTCACCGCGAGAGCTACTGCCGGGGGCATTTGGCCTCCCATCGAATCATTCCCGCGACCTCTCCAACCGGGGCGAGGCCAAGCCAGGAGAACAGCCGCTCGTGCTCGTAGTTCGGCGGAGCATGAGCGAAGAGCGGTTCACCGAACGAAAGCAGCATCCCCATGTACCACCGGATCAGCCTGGCAATCCGAAGTCGGACACCCCAGGCCAGACCGATCTGCCGGACGATCCACAGTTCCTCGCCCCAAGCGAGGCGGACCGTACCGAAGCAAGCGACCGGCTCGTCCTCGAGCAAGGTCAGCCCGCGCATCCCGTCGATGAACGCCGCCTCGTCAAACGCCGCGAGGTGCTGCTTCTCGAACCGCTCGACCTTCATCGCGTGTCCACCTGCATGTTCAGGCCCGCCACCTCGAAGTGGTAGGGCACGTCCTGCACGATGTTCAGCACCGCCATGACACCGTGCTCGCCGATCCCTGGCACCGGACGCCACTCCGTGACCTCAGCGATCGGCGCTGTCGGGGTCGCCGCCGGAACCGCCTCTCGGTTAATCCTGGCTCCGTCGATCGTTCCGCCCTTCGACTGGACAAGGAGGATCTTCGCCTCGGTCACGTTCTGGATCCTACCCTGGGTCGCACCGTCCCGCGTCGAAGGCATGGGCACGATCGGTACGCACTCGAAGCGGATTGTCCGACCACACTGCCCAGTCGTCGGACTCGTCCCTGTGTCCGCATACGAAGCAAGGCCGCCGATCGAGACTGGGGCTAGTCCGATGTACACGCCGTCAAGGAGGACCTGGACGTGGTAGGCCGCCTGGCTCAAGTCGATCAAGTGCGTCATCGGTCCGAGTTGCGTAGAACTAGGGGTCGAATCCACGAACGTCTGATCCATCTGGAAGTCTGGTGTCATCCGCTCGATCCGACGGATCTCCGTACCCGCACCACTCTCCCCTCCGATGAAGTACCTGCGGACGAGCCAGAGCTCGTCGGTCAGGATCGTTCCGCCGGCGCGGACGGTTGTGATGCTCTCGATCGTGCTCGTGTCGGATTCCGTACCGGCAGTCTTTGGGTACGCGGGTTGGGTCGTCGTAGACCACCCCACGATCCCGTTCTCGCGCCAGTACGACAGCAGGTAGAGCGACCGGACGAGCGTCGTCGTGTCTCTCACCAGGACGTAGACCGTCTGGAGAGGGTTCGAGCAGTAGGAAATCTTCTCGACCCGCTTCCCTCGGAAGAGGTGCTTCGCGATCTCCGCGAGGTCAGGCGACAGGTAGCCGTCTCGGTCGAAGACGAACGCCATCTCGCGGAGGCCGTTCCCACTCGCGAAGAGGGCGGCCCCGCCGACCAGGGCCGGGCGAACGTTGTGAGAGCCGTATCCTGTCTGTCGCTCCGCTCCGACGTTGGAGGCGGTTAGGGGCGTTCCTGCGATCGCGAACTCCCCGGTGGTCGTCCCGATCAGCAGGTCCGCCGAACTCTCCATCCAGGTCGGAACTCCGCCGTTCGGGTCGGTGATCCCGAAGCGGAGCGCGTCGTCATCGAGCGGGCCAGCCGTCAGCGTATCCGGGGAGAACACCCGACTCGCAACGATCGCCAGCGGCTCGGAGGCGAAGCCACCGAAGAACAGACGGTTCTGGTGGGCGACTCCACAGCGTGGGAAGCCTACCCCGTGGGACCATCCCAAGCCCCAGTTCAGGACCGGGCCGTCGTACGGAATGGACTTGAGGATCCTTGCCGTATAGAGCGGCTCGTCCGAGCCAGGTCCGCCTGTGACCGTCCTGGACGTGATCGCGGCGCTGCCGCTCGGGGCGAGCACCGCCCCGCCAATCGCCACCCCGATGTCGTCGAACGTCGTCTCGTGACCGTCCGGGAGCCAAGGCTTATTGAGTCCGATCCCACCGGTAAAGATCGGCTCGATACTCGTGATCGTCGCGGTTCCGCTCGTCGAGGAGAAGTAGATCGGCTGGCGCTTGAACCAGGACCGGCGGGTCGCCCCGATGTTCGTGTCCCAGCCGACCGCCATGAGGAAGAGCGCCAGAGAGCCAGAGAGTGGCGTCGATCCTTCGATCCGCTTCGCGATGAACGATGTGCCGCTGACGACGCTCTGGATGAGCCAAACGGATCCACCGATAGAGGCGAGAGAGCCGGCGTGGTTCGCCGACATCGAGAAGTTGGTGACTCCAGTGAACGTCCGTATGTCGTTCGTCGTCGATGAAGTAGAACTGATCGTCGCGCTCCCAGCGCCAATGGTCGTCTCCTTGTACGGACCGGACCAGTCTGTTGCGTCTCCTCCGTACTGGCCGTACAGCGCAGCAGCGTCCATCTCCGTCGGAGACACGAACCTCGTCGAGCGAACGTAGTGACCCATTGGGTGCGTCGTGCTGTTGAGCGCACCGCCGCCGATCCGCCACGTCGCGTTCTCGTCCGCCTTCTCGAAGAGGGGTGAGGAAGCGGAAATCTTGATGGTGTTGTTGCTGCCGTCCAGGATCGCCGCGACCTGAACAGGCACAGCGTTGTCCACGATCCGCGCCGGGCTGTATGTCCCGAGAACTCCGTACTTCCAGACCTCGACGCTGTTCGTGATAGAGCGTTCGAGGAACAGTGGCGGGTGGTTCTGGTGGCAGAAGACGATCCGACGCCCGTCCTGGAAGGCGTAGATATCCCGGAGTTCGGAAGCCAGGAAGTGGTGGAAGTAGGAGGTCGTATCCCCGAAGGCGTTGAATGGACCGTGCGCCGCGTTGTCCCCGAAGTTCACGAGCGCCCGCGTCTGGGCGTCCACCACCTGCATCCGTCGGTTCGCTGAGTTCAGGTCGTTCGCGTCGTCGTCCTGCGACACGATCTGCACGACGTACTGCCGGTCCTGGGCGTAGTACGAGAAGATCGCGGCTGGGAAGCCCGATGTCGCAGGCATCAAATCCTGCGTCCCGAACCTCTTCCGCGCGGAGCCGGTCGCCGTGATCAAGGCGTTCGTGAGCGTCTGGCACCCAGCCGCCACCTGCTGGCTACTCACCAGCCCGTAGACGGCGGGAGAGACCTCCCCGCTACCGAACGACTCTTTCGGGATCCAGACCATTACCAGAACGCATTCGCAATGGTGTAGTCGATCAAGGTCGGTTTCGTACCCGTCGCGGAATCGGTCCGGAGGGCGTTCCGCTTCGCCTTCTCAGCGTCGAGTTCCAGCATCGACGCCTCCGTCGTAGTCTTCCCGAACGAAGTCGCAACGTGCGCCGCCAGAGCCAGCGCCATCGCCCACCTCATGTCAGCAGGCATCAGAGTGATGTCCGAGTCCGGGACCAGGAAGACGTACTCCAGGTTTGCGCTCGCCTCGTCTGTGAAGAGGCAGCGCTTCCTCGTCCCAACGTCGTTCGTCGCGACCTCCTCTTCCCAGAGGCCGAGACTCCCCGCCACGTCCTTGTCGCCAGGGCGGTTCTCTCGCCCGTTCAGGCGCAGGCTGCGAACGTGGTCGGACGGGCGTTCGTAGGCGAAGTTCCACCGCGCCGTGGGGACGACAGGCGTCACGCCGTCCGAATCCTTGAAGGTCGTCAGCGCCGCCGTCTTCTTCGCCCCGTCCCAGGACGCATCCCGCAGGAACGCCTCCTTGAAGAGCGGCCAGTTCGTCGCCAGGATCACCCCCTGGGGGCTGCCGTCCGATGTCGGAGCGGACGTGACCGGCTCGATACCGAGCCTCGTCAGGGCCACGTTCCAGATGTCGAGAACGCTCATGTATTCCTCCAGGGTCAGGACCGTAGCCGAGATCGTTTCTCGCTCCAGGATCTCCACCTCGAGGGTAGACCCGGTGATCGAGGCCGTCTCGTCCCCAGTGGCTTCGTCAGGCGGTGGCGCGAACCCTCTGTCCACGTTGATCGACGGACCACCGGACGCTCCGCTGTTCGCCGCTGCCACCAATGTACCGATCTGGGCCTGCGACAACGCTACTTGATTGATGAGGAAGACGTGCTGGATCCGCCCGTCGAAGTTCTCGCCGGATGTGTCCGTGTCGCGCCCAGCCTCGAAACGCCGGAAGAGTGGGTTGTTCTGGGTCGTGATGTCCGTGTTCTGAGCGACCAGGCTCCCGTCGATGTAGAGTTTCTGCCCCTGACCAGACACCCTCTCGAAGACCGCCACCACGAAGTGACGCCCTCCAGCCTGGACCGCCCCAGGAGAACTCGTCGCCTCTTTGATCTGTGCGAGTTCGTTCGTCCTCGAGAACACCACGGACCCGTCGTCGAGAACACGAATACTCGCAAACGCCTGCTTCGAGCAGACAAACTGGTCGCCCGCTCCGGAGAAGCTGTCGATCTCGAACCACGCACCCAGCGTGTAGGAATGCGTCGGGCTCGTCGTTTGCCAGCTCGTCGTGTTGTTGCTCTCGACGCGATCCCCGGTGGCGTCGAACAGGGCCGAGGTCTGCTGCTGGGAGATCAATCCGCCAGCCCCGAGGCTCGCCCCGATCGGGCTCCCAGCTCCCGTGCCAGCGGTCCCGCTGTCGTTCGACCCCGTGATCGAATCGAGCTGCCACCAGAAGGTCGGAGGGAAGTTCAGGGCGAGCGTGGAGGCGAAGGTATCCGTAACCTGCGGCCCCTGGCTCGCGACAGCGTTGTTGCCTGCGCCGGTCGCCGCGAACTCTGCTGGCGCCGCAAGCTGGGCGAACTCAGAGCCGATGGCCTTGTTCTGGTCCGCCTGAGCGGCCGTCTCGAATCCCCTGTTACGGAGAAGGGTCGGCGTGTTCTGAGAGGCCGTTGCGTTGTTCCCGGCACCAGTCGCGGCGGGCGTCACGGACCGCGCCAGGGTCGGAGTGTTCTGCGAGCTGATCGCCTCGCCGCCAGCCGTCATCGAGAACGTGCGCTGACCGGACCCGTTTAGGGACGGAGTGTTCTGGGACGCCACTGCGTTGTTGGCGGCAGAAGTGGCGGAAAAAGCCCTGGTGACATTCGACTGTACGAGGGTCTCTGTACCGAGGGCACGTTCGGCGTTCGTGGTGGTAAGCCCACCGTTCGTACTAAGTGTCGGTGTATTCTGTGACGCGATCGCGTCGTTCGCTGGATTGGTCCCGTCGAAGATCCTGTCCGACGCCGTTGTAGCAGTCGGATTATTCTGGCTCGCGATCGCGTCGTTGGCAGAAGCAGTCGCAGAGAAGTCTCTGAGCACGTTGATCGGAACACCAGGTCCGCTCGCCCATTCCGCGTACAGGGAGGTAACCTCAGCGGCAGAAAGAGCGCGATCTAGGACGATGAAGTCGTCTAGCGTGCCGCCGTTCGCTCCTCCAATCGATGTTTGGAAGAGTTGTAGTGGAAGAGTCGTCGCCGTATCAGTGGCGGTAATCGTTGTACTCGACGCCATCAAGTTACCGTCAACGTACAGAGCCATTTCTCCTGGAGTCCATGTCGCAACTACGAAGTGCGGAACGTCCGGAAGAAATGCGGTTGGCGTCGTAAGCGTCTCTACGACACCCGTTACCTGTCTCCTTTCAAAGACGATCTGGGTCCCTGCGAGTGTTCTCACCTGCCACATCAGGTTTATAATGTCGCGCCTCTTGCGCACCCAACCCTTAGCTCCGATTGATAAGTTCATGTGCATCGTGAAAGCAACGGCGAACTCGTTCGTCGTCGGATGTGGGGATCCGACCGACGTGTTGGACGCTGTGATGACGGCTGCTCCTGAATCGGAGCGAATCGCGAATCCGGTTGTTGCGGTCGCTGGAGTGGCTCCTGACACGACCGTCGCTGGACCACCAGAGAGCGTTCCAGTAACGCCATTGCCGCTCGAGTCCACCGCAGGAAGAGCGTCGAGCTTCCAGTAGAGCGTCGGGCTGAGCGCCGCTACCTCTGCCAGGAAGTCGCTCGGTAAACCCTGATCTGTGAGGGCGTTGTTCGTCACTCCCGTAGCAGCAAGGAAGTGCGAGCGCAAAAGGGTGACTGTTCCCTCTGAGGCGATGGCATTGTTGTCCGGAGACGCGGCCGTGAAGACCCGCGCTCCTGCGATGTCGATCGAGATCGTCGGTGGCTCTGACCCGAATGCGTCGTTCCCGGCCCCTGTTGCCGAGAAGAAGTGGACTCGATTGAGCTGGACCGAGCCCTGGGAGGCAATTGCGTCGTTCGCGCTAGAGGTCGCGCTGAGATCAACGACCCGCAGGAGAGTCGGCGTGTTGTCCGAGGCGATTGCGTCGTTCGCTGAGTCAGTAGCGAAAAACCCGTTGTTGACGACGACCGTAGGGGTGTTCTCGGAAGCCGTTGCGTTTGGACCTGATCCTGTCGATGCGAGGCCAACGCGACGCACCGCCGACGGAGTGTTCTGAGACGCGGTTGCGTTAACCCCAGCCCCGGTCGCCTGTACAACCGTTGCTCTTCTTATGGTCGGGGTATTCTGTGAGGCGATGGAGTTCGGACCGGCTGTGGTAACGAAGAGTCCAGAGTTCTTCGTGATGTGAGCGGCGTTTTCCGATGCTACAGCGTCGTTTGTCCTCGCTGTTGCTACTACGTCCACCGGACCAGACTGTGCCGGCATCGGGCTCGAGGCGAAGCCAGCGTTGAGAACCTGAGTCTGGAAGTGCGCGACCCTGTATCCTGTATTGTCGAAGGCGCTGACAGGCGTTCCGCTCGCCTCATTGAGACGCCAGCAGTGAATGAGAGTTGGGAACGTTGCTGAATCTATGAACTGGTCGCGCAAATCTTCGTACCCACCAACCACACCAGGGAGGATGGATCGGTTCGCGTCCCATGCGCGGAACTCCGCAACGTTCCCCTGCCAAGGGCTAGAGAAAGTCCCGCTGGTTCCGACCTGGGCGCCAATCCCGAAGTTTGTCGCGACGGTACTCTGCCTGCGTAGTCCCATTAGACGGTCGATGCCGTTCGTCACTCCAGCGGTTCCGCTGAACTGATACGGCATAGCGTCCGCGGTAGAACTCGCCCCTGTCACGGTTCGACCTACTCGACCGACGAACAGGAACCACGTTGTTCCAGAACTCATCAGTACGGCGTGCCACCATACGTTAGGGTTAGACGCGAATGGGATTGGGACCGTCTGGATCTGTAATCCGACGTTGTTGGCGTCTCTGAACTGGCAGATCATTGCTCCGCCAACTGTGGCAACACGGAGCGATAGGAGGTGTGTAGACGTAGTTCCGTCTCTTGCAAGGAAAACGAACCGTCCTGCGACAAAGCTGACTGTGTTGATTGAAAAGAACACCTCGACCGAGCGCATCTGGTGAGCAATGTCGTCCGAGGCGGTCGCCGGGTAGAACGGTTCGGACGTGTTGCCGAACGTTCTGATCCCGCAGGTGGCAGTCGCTCCACTCTGGCCTATGCACCTGAGATCAGTTACCGCCATCTGGAACCTGCTTCGATGTCACCTTAACGACGGCGGTGGTCATTCGTAGGTCGAAGGGAATCTGCGGACGGCGCTCAACTTCGTCGGCAGGATCTCCGGATCGAAGTCGGTGGGAGTTGCACCATAGTTCGTGCCTCACGGTGAACGGTCCGGCCCAATCCGAACTCCGCTGGTAGATCGTTGTTTGCAGTCCGACGTAATCCAGGCCGTCGAAGAGGGGCGGAAGCATCTGCTCGTACTTCACGAGGCGACCGTGCGTCACGACCTGGGTTCCTGACACGATAGTCCAAGTGGGTGGCTCTCCATCCGGATCCGATGTCGAGTAGATGTCTCCTTGAAGGCGGACTGACTTCTCGATCGCTGGCTTCCCGAAGTCCGTGACGTAGATCCTCTGGTAGATGTTCGTGGCGTAGAAGAGCGGAACTGAGTCGATCGGTCCGATGACGAGAACGTCCTGCATTGCCTGAGAGACCGTGTAGGACGTGATTAGTGCGATCTCATTGACGACGTGGCGGATCCGACGACCACCGAAGAGGCCGGAGCAGCACGGTCTGTGGACTCGTGTTTCCCAGGCCATCTCTCCCTCACGCCAGTATGACGAATGCGTCAGAGATGCTTGGAGCAGAAGGCAAGGCATCTACTGTTATCGTCTTTGTCGCTCCGTCGTATCCAGTAATGAAGAAGGCTCGACCTGTTAGTGTACCAGAAATGATCTGCCCGACTCGATCGACGTACACCCCGTCTACACTGCTCGGAAGTGCACTCGCCGCGAACGTCGTCGCAGTAACAGATCCAGTAATGACGGCTCCGATGATCGCTGTTCCTGCGACAACGAGTCCCTCGGGCTCTTGAATGACTGCTGGAACACGCCCGGCTGTTGCAGAGAGCGGTGTGTTGGTGTTCCACTTCCGAACGTCCACTGGGAGGAAACCGGCAGGTGATCCGCCTGGGATGGCGGTCCCATCGATCGTCTTGAGATCCACCGGAGGGTAGAACGGACCGTCTATAGCGTTACCGTCCCACTCCGTTACGTTCGAGAGGTGGACGTATGCCAAACCCCATGTGGACCCACTCGCGAACAGCGCGTCGTAGACGGTCTCCTCAATCACCGTGAATTTGTGGACGACCGGCAGAGCCCCGCTCACCGTGACGCGGGCCATGAGCGTACCGACCGTATCGGTGTCGGTCGCGTTGAGGGTGGCGGAGTAGACACCACCCTCCATGTGCGTCCCGCCTCCGGAGTTCTTGTTCCCGAACGCTCCGCCAGCCTTCGAGAGACGGATGTCCGTGTTCGCGATCGAGAGCGCCGTCTCGGCAGTCTTGAAGTCAGTGTCATCTAAGAATGGGCCGAGCAGCACGATCTGGGAGGCCGTCGATTGCCGGAGGAATCCGTTGTTCATCGAGCCCCCAGGTTCTGAAGGTGCCTATTCATGGCACCGAAGGCTGTCGCGGCAGCGAACGATGCGTTCGACCCGGCCCAGCTCCCAGATGCACTCAAGGTAATCGTCGTCCCCTCGCTGGTTCCATCGGCGAGTTCGTCGGCGACGACGAGTGTCTGGCTCGCAGATGAGAACGTCCCTCGCACGGAGTACCCGTTTGTCGCCCCGGATGCTGTGCCTGAAGTTGCCCAGTAAGCCGCCGCGATCTTCCCTGCCGCGGAGCCTCCACCAGCGGTACCACACTCGGCTGTGGCATCGCTTCCGGTGGCTCCTCCGGAGTCGTTCACGAACGGTGATGCTGCGGCTCCTGTGATCCTGTAGACACAGCCTGCGATCGGAGCAGTAGACCCGTACGTGAAGGTGATGGAGGTGGGTTCCGACGCTCCGGCGATCTTCCACCAGACGGTGAGCTGGGCTAACGTGCTGTTGACGATGTGCTCGCTGTTCGTCCAACCGCTCCCGCTGATCGTCGGGGTCTGGTTGTCGTTGGAGCCGGTGATGGCCACGAGGAGATCGCCGGTGCTTGCTCCAGAGAGGTTCACGACGACAGTCGTGCTCTTTGTCGCGCTTCCTGGGCATTCGACGAACGTGAGGGCCATCAGAACACCTTCGACAGCTTCCAGTCACCGAGTCGCGGCTCGAGCCACGCTGCCAGTTCGCTTCCTTCGATCCGCTGCTTCAGCTCCCAGACCTGCATGATCCCGCTCGGCTTTCCGACAAGCATGATCCCGCAGCGGTCCGGCCTGAACTTCTTCGGCATGTGCGGGCTCGTGAGCCATGCACAGGTGAACTCGCTGCACTCTCCCGGGCGCTTCTTGTAGATCGTGCAGCTTCCGGTCTTCGACTTGCACAGGTGCGCGCACGGGACCCCGGCCGGTTTGTTGAGCGCGACGATCTCTGGGGCGATGCAGCAGGCATCGCATGAGCCGCACGTCCGCATCTATTCGAGACGCAGTTGGAGGTTTCCTGCCGCGATCGACACCGTGTCGCCGCTGAGTACCGGCTTCGCGAGGTCGAACGCTCCGTGCCACACGCCCCTGTCCGCAGCCGACGCGACGCCTTCGTACAGAACGAACCCGGCGACCCACAGCGTCACCCCGTCGGCCCAGTTCGCCGATGCGGTGCCGTACTGGATGATCCCTGAGTTGACCATCTGGGACGGGTTCGCGAGCGTCGGGTTGTCCCAGTGGTTCCCGCTGTTGACGGGAACCCTGGCGTAGTTCCCCGCCGGAGTACCAGCGACGGTCGTGTTGTTTCCGCGGATCTCCCCGGTCACCGTCGCCGGTCCGGTCGCCACCGAGCCGCCAGGGTCGAGAGGTGCGTTCGAGGTGTTCCCCCACAACGCCAAATCGAACGGCTTCGTCAACGCCGTGAAAGACGGGGTGAGCTGGAAGATTTGCGACAGGATGGCCTGAGCGCCATCGCGTACAAGCGCCATTCTCAGTCTCCTTTGATCTTGAAGTCCTGAGTTCCGATCGTGTGTGACTCACCGTCGGTGACTGTCCGTACCGGAGAGATCACGTCCCATGTCAGTAAGTTGCCTCCAGAGGCCGCATCGAAAACGCCCACGCCTACGAGAATCGAAGGGCTCACCGTCAGTGTGATCGAACCCCACGAGATCGAGCCGACGTTCCGAATCATGCGGATCTGCTGGGTGAAATCCTCTGGATCGCCCCAGTGGGGGGAGCCCGCCCCGGAGTTCGGGAAGACCCGGACCCGAGGCGGACCCCATTCCACTGCGGCGTGAGCCGTCGGGTGGTCGGACGAGGGGTTCGTGGTGAACAGAGTGACCCACGTCGCGGAGACGGGAGTCGCCGACAATCCCTTGTAGAGATTGAGGGCCTTGTCCGCCATGAGGCTCGTACGACCTGCCACGGTAGCTCCTAGCCGAACGACTGCGCGTCGATGTTCTTCATCGTCACGACGCCGGTTCCATCCGTGCGGACGGCACCGACGAACGCTCCGCTGTAGAACAGGTCCGACGTACGGTCAGCGACGTAGTCGATCCTGGTGGTACGCTGCCCGGTCCCGGTCGTCATGGCGTAGCGGTTCCAGGCGTACGAGAGGTGTCCGGCCTGAGTTCCGGTCGATGTGTCGATGTCAGCCACCGCCGGGACTTCCGTGGACATGATCCACGACATCCCGAGGTACTGACGAACCTCTCCAGACATCAGCGGCCGAAGCGTGTTGAAGTCCGCGCTCGTCAGAACCTTCGTCGAGTCGATGAAGGCTTGCTGGAGTTGGATCGGGTGAACCAGGAGGAAGTTGTCTTCCGGTCCGGTAAAGGCGTCGTTCTGCTGGAGGACCCCCAGCATGATGATCGCCTTGCTGTTCGAGAACGAGGTGACGAACGTCGTGGTGCTTCCGTCGCTCGCCTTGACGGTTCCGGCGTGCGCCGTTCCGCCACCGCCAGCGAACGTCTCAGGAGAGCCGCCGTTTTCGATGCCGACCGGCGAACTCCCGTCGAGCGCCACGATGAACGCAGAGTCCCACTTCCGGGCCATCGCCCCGAGGACGTTCGCCTTGTAGGCACCGTCAGTCAGAGCTGCCGTGCGCTTCTTGAGTCCCATCTCGTCGCGGATGTCGAAGTACTCGGGGTACTCCCACGGAACCGCCTGGAGAACGTAGTTCGCGGTCCCGGTCTCTGCCGAGGCCACGCCGACCGTCACGGTACCGCCAGGACCGACGACGCCGATGACTTCCCTTCCGATCTGGGCGCTCCGCTGACGCTGTTGGAGGGTGGCTTTCGACCAGCGGTCGATCCTGGTCTCATAGCCGGTGAGTTCGATCTGTCGGCCAGCACGGTTCGCGACCTTCGGCTGGAGAGCCTGCATCCTCAGCAGCATCTCGTCCGCGTAGGTCAACTTGAGGAAGTTGATGTAGAGCGCGTCTGCGCTCGATCCCGGCCAGACACCTGGCGTACTCGGGATATAATCGGGGATCGCCAATGGACAAGTCCCTTCCGAGAAGGTTCAGTTTCTCGGGAGGTAGTCCGGCCGATCCGGGCCGCCCTAGCTGTTGCGGAGTGCGTCTCCGGCGGCTTGCGCCGCAGCCGAGGGGGCCGCTAGGGTATTCCCCTCGCCGTCAAAGAGAACACCCAGGGCGGGCGGCTGTCAACTGTCTGTCTTCTTGTAGCGGCGGATCGTGCGGGCTCCGGGGTGCATCGGGATGTCGTCGGCGGTCTCGGAGGGTGGGTTCCCCGGAAGAGACGGCCTCACGGCAGCCTCTCGGTTCCGCAGTTGGTTCAGGGAATCCACTGCGTAGCGGACTTCGAGCTTCGCGAGATCGGCTCGAGGTGGGATCCAGTTGAGATATTTCGAGACTTCCGCGAGGTGCTCGAATGCTTTTTGGAGTGGGTCCATCAGCCCTGTTTCCTTCCGCACTTCTTGCAGTAGGTGCCGAGTTTCTGATCCTGGTAGACCTCCGCCTGGCAGCAGGCGCTACTCCATGTCGGGTGCTCGTTGGCTCGCTTCTGGGCCTGGGCCATGCCGTAGCGCCAGGCTTCCTCGGTCTCCCGGACGATCTTCTGTCGGTGTGGACTCTCGCTCACTTGATCACCGTCCCGTCAGGCAGGCGGAAGGTCGGGCGCGGGATAAGCCTGCTGTCGGACAGGCCAGAGAATCCCTGAGCCATCAGGTCTGCCATGACCTGGCGGAGATTCCCCTTCGCGATCTCGTGCATCGGATGGAAGACATCCGTGTACTCCTTCGACTGCATGATCGCCATCCCCTTCTGGTGCAGTTCGCCAGGTGTCGGGCCGGGCGGCTGGGCCGGGGTGGCGTTGAAGGGCGACTTGTCGTCCGACATGGCGCTTCTCACTTTCAGGACGGCATCGAGGATCCCGGGGTGCTTGGCGAGGCCGGTCGTCTCGAGGGCTTCTTTGATCGTCGGGTCGCCAGCGATCAGCTTGTCGAGGGTGGCCTTGGCGTCGGCGAGCCTGGCGTCGGCCTTGTCGCCGTTCGCCTCGCGGAATCGTTTCTCCCAGGAGGAGGCCAATTCCTCGACCTTTTTCTGGGATGCGCCGGTCTCGCTGGCGATCTGCGCGGCGAGTGAAGCGAACTGCTCCCTGGAGAGACCCTTCTGGTAGGCGGTCGGCCGGAGCGCCTCGAGGATCGCCTTGGCGGACCCTGGCTCCGAAGGAAGGTCGTACCCGTCGGCGGTGGGCGGCCGCCCCATCGTCTCGTGGAACTTCGCCCAGTCGTCCGGGGTCGCGTCCTGTCCAGGCACGCGCTTCGTGCTCGAGAGGAGCGTCTTCGTATCGACGAAGCTCTTGGCGAGCTTCTCCACGTCGGCGTCCGGTCCGAACTGCTTCTCCATCGCCTCCCTGAGAGGCCCTTCTGGGATCGCCTCAGACAGCTTCAAGTCGGTCCCCCTTCCTCTTCGCTCCCGCCTCGGCGAGTTCTCTGATGAGCCAGTAGACCATCTTCATGGCGTCACGCTGGGCGTTCACGACGGGATCTTTGCGGGTCGCAAGCGTGACGTCCGTGTGCTTGACCTCAAGCTGCTCGCACAGGAAGTCGATCACGATCTTTCCGTCCGGCGTCTTGAACGTGCGGTAGAAGGCGTTCTCGACCTCTGCTCGCCAGATGCGCTCCGCTTGAGCCTTCGACTCTTCCCGCGCACGGACCTCGGAAAACGGCTCGATCTCCATCTAGACAGCAACCCCCGGGGGCTGGGCCTGCTCGGCGAGTCCCTCCCCGGCGGCTCGGCTTCCGCCCGGTCGCAGTTGTACCTGCGTGGAGTTCCGGCCAGCCCGGCCGGAGATCGCCTGTTGCTGCATCTGGAGGATCCGGTCCTGGGCGGCCTGCTCGCCCCTGGCGGCCCGGATCGCGTTGACCTCCTGCTGCTCCTTGAAGATCCGAGCGGGCACGTCGGTCATGTCGATGTCGTAGGCGCGGATCTCGTCTTGGTCGAGGTCGTCGAGCCAGGCAGGGTCGCTGGTCCGCTCCCAGAGTTGCAGCCTGCGCTCCAGGAAGGCGTGGACCCTGGTGGCGGAAGTCGCCTTCTGAGCGGAGAAGAACGGGCTCGTGAAGACCGGCTTGACCGTCAGTCCGCCGATCGATTCGAGCTCCGGGAGCGCACCGCGCTTGAGCATGATGTCGATCACGGTCTCGATGAGCGGGCTCAGCATCTCGTGGACGACCGTGTGGTTCACGCTGCTGACCCTGGTGATCGCACGGTTCAGGCGAGACTGTTCGGCTGCCGCGGAGCGCGTCTGGGTGTCCGGTTCCGAGAGCACGTCACCGAGGAACGCCTCTTTGATCTGCTGGTGGTAGTACCGGCGGATCTCTTCAACGTCTCGGAAGTTCGTGCCGGACTTGACGTACTGCGGGGCGAACTCCTTGGGGGGGCGAATGATGATGTGCCCGGAGGGGATCGGGTCACCCTCGATGATCGACTCTTCCTCGGAGACGAAGGGCGGGTTCAGTTCCTTGCCGAGCGAGATCAACTCCTGGTAGGTCATGACGTTGACGCCGCGGGCGTACGGGCGCGCGATGTGTCCGCGCCCTCGTCCGTACTGCTCGCCGTCGAGGATCATCTGACGAGCGCAGATGTACGGGTTCTCGTCGTACCCGCCCTCTCTGGCGAGGTGGTACTGCTCGCCGACGTACCAGTAGCTCTTCCAGGGCTTCTTGGTCGTGCCCTTCTTGCCGTTGTAGTCGCGCTCGACGAGGTGGTAGAGGCAGACGAGTTCGTAGGGGGTGTTCTTCGCCTTGTCGCGCAGGGCGCTCCCCGGGTTGTCGCCTGGGCTCGATAGGAAGTTGAGCGCCTCGATCGCTGGCATCTCTTTCTCGCAGAGGAGGCAGAACGGCCGTCCGATGTGCGAGAAGGTCCACCACATCCGCGTCCACGGGATCGGGTCGAAGACGAGCCCGCCGAACTCGTCGCCGGTAACACCCTCTTCGTCGTGCTGGACGTAGTTGGTGCCGTTCCCGATGACGGTCCAGTCCGTAACCCAGGCTGTGGCGGTGGAGTAGAAGTTCGAATCGGCGAGGGCATCGAGGATCCGGAGCGAGGTGTCGTCGAGGGCCTGCTGGATCGCCTGGTCCTCGCGGACTTCGCCGCGCTGTCTGAGGGAGAGCCAGTCGAAGCTCGAGGAGAAGAGGCTCGCGATGAAGAAGTTCACGAGCTTGTCGGCGGCGAGGACCCCGGTCGGGTCGTAGGGCTGCTTGCGCCTCGAGTTCGTGCTGCCGCCGTAGAGGTCCCCGCGGAAGGGCGTGAAGAGATCGCTGATCTCCTGGAACGTCGGGTCCAGGAGAGTCCGCTCATGTCTGAGCCACGCTAGCTTCTGCTGGTACTTCTCTGACATGGACGAAGTGTAGCGTTGCCGGGGCGGCCCTGGCAAGATTCTAGCCATGCACGTCGCCGCGATCATTCCGGTCGGCCCCGGGCACCAACTGATCTCGAGGGAGGCCGTCGATTCGGTGATTCGGGCCGCAAAGGGCCTCCCGATCGAGGTGGACCCGATCGTCGTCGGGGACGAGAAGGGGCACCTGGGGAGGTCTGCGGCCAGGAATCTCGGGGCGGAAATGTCGGGTGCCGACTGGTACTTCTGGCTCGACGCGGACGATCTGGCCCTCCCCGACTGCTTCCGGATCTTCCTTCGCGAGGTCGAGGCGAACCCGGAGATCGACGCCATGTGGGGGTCGATGTACCGGGAGATCGTCCTCGTGGACCAGAGGGGGAACCGGCAGCACCGAATGGTGAGCGAGCCCTCCGGGCAGATCCGGTCCGGCTCTCCGCAGCAGATCCGGTCGATCGCCCACTGGCTCAACGTAGGGCACTTCATCCGCGCGGACCTGCACACAGCGGTCGGGGGCTGGTGCGAGCGCCTCGATCTGGCGGAGGACTTCGAGTATTTCTCTGCCTGCCTCGCCCACGCGAAGTCGCCTCTCAAGATCGTCGAGCCGCTCGCCCATATTCGCGCCCATGTGAAGTCTGCGGTCGGCCCTCGCGGCTACGAGATGTCGGTCTACAACGACGCGATCTACGAGACGGCGCACGCCAGGGGGGAGGCCATCAAGGCGTACTGGCGGGCGCGCGGGGACAAGCCATGGAACAAGAAGGAGCGCCGGAATCGCCCGGCGATCTACGGGGACATCGGGCCGCTCCTGGAGGGTGAAGGATGAGGATCGCTGTCGTCATGCCGGTTGGTCCTGGGCACACGGGGACGGTCCAGGTGGCGGTCGATAGCGTCCTGGCTGCTGACCTCCCGAGCGGTTGGTCTGTCGATCCGATCGTGGTGATGGACGACAGGGCGGAACTCGGGAGGTCGAAGGCTCGCAACGTCGGGGCCGAGGAAGCCGGGGATGTGGACTGGCTTTTCTGGCTCGACTCCGACGACAGCCTGACCCCGCAGGCGTTCCGGATCCTGGAACGGGAACTCCACAAGTCTCCTGACCTCGAGGCTCTCTGGGGGCCGATCTTCCAGAAGTACACGCTATGGGGTCCTGGGAAGATCGCGCTGGCGGTCCGCGAGATGCGCTTCGGTGGTTGTCAGGGTCCGATCGAGACGTTTGACGATCTGGTCGGGTTCGGGCCTGCGTATTGCATCCACTCCGGTTGCTTCGTGAAGAAGACGCTCCACGACACCGTGGGCGGGTTTCTTGAGGCGATCGACTTCGGAGAGGACACTGAGTATGCCTGGGCGTGCGCGGCTCACTCGAAGCGGTTTCGGAAGGTGGTCGAGGATCCGATCTTCCTGATCTGCTCTGACAACCCGTCGGCGACAGGTCGTCGTGGCCTCGACGCGGACGAGATCAGGGAGAGGTCCGCGAGCTCGACGAACATTCGCAGGGGCATGGCGGTGTGGAACTACTGGAAGGCCAGGGGCAAGGTTCGATGGACGGCGGAAGAACTCCAGAACCGCGAGCACCTCTACGGGGATATCGGTCCGCCGTGGAAGGACGAGCCGTACCGCTACAAGCCCTACCCGAGCGAGTAGAAGTCGTAGTCGCTCTTGACGACCCTGTGCTTCCGCTTCTTCTCTCCGACGGGTAGCGCGTAGCGGAGCATCATCAGCAGCTTGAGAAGTGCGTCGATCAGGTGGTCGTCCTGCTGCTGGATGATCTTCCCGTTCTTGAACCGCCAGGTGACGATCTCCCGGAGGAGTTGCGGGCAGGACTGGCTGATCTTGAGTCGGCCGGTGGCGAAGCGTTCCTGCGCCTCGACGACCATCGTCATCTTGTCCTTCGACTTCTTCGATCCGTCGTAGAAGTGCGCTGGCTCACTCAGCATGTTGACGCCGCATTGGCGGTATCGCTCGGCGATCGTCTGTCCGGTGCCGTCGCGGATCCCTCCGTCGTGCGGCCATGCGACTGGGATGCTATCGCCTCCCATGAGGATCACGCGCCGAGCGTTGAGTGGGACCTCCTGGGCGATCGACTTGAACTCCTCGTGGATCGTCACCACGTCGGCGTGGACATCGTGGGTCCCCATGACGGCGGCGAAGTGCCCGACGCCGTGCGGCACGTCGAGCCCGATCAGGGCGTTGCCGCTGCGTCCTGTCCCTGGCGGAACGGTGATCGCCATCTGCGAGTAGGGGAAGACGATCCCGCCAGATCGGCAAGGGCGTCCGTAGAGGCGAGCCTCTGCCTCCGGGTGGTTCTTCCAGCGGGCGATGGCGTCTTCGTAGTCCTCGCGCGAGAGGTGTGTGCAATCGTCGATCGTGTACTCGATCAGGTCCATGTGGACGCCATCGGAGGTGTCCTTGAACTGGTAGTAGACGATCGGCTCTTCCTCGAGCGGGCAGGCGCCGATGCGGAGGAGTCCTTTGGTGGCGTTGATCCGCGCCTTCATCTCGGTGTAGACATCGGGTGGCGGGGTCTCGTTCCCGAGCACGAGGTCGGCGGTGTACCCGGCGGCGGTCTGCCATCCCATCTCGTACGACATGAAGAAGATGATCGACTTGCCGTTGATCCGCCCGTCGGACCCTCTGTGATCGACCCTGGCGGTGGTGCAGCGGCGCTGGATCGTCTGGATGTCCACTTCCTCGTAGTCGCTCGGGGAGATCCACCCTGGTCCATTGACGTTCGTCATCTCGAAGTGTTCGGCGAACACATGGTCGGTGATCTGCCGCTGCCCGGAATCCATCGTCTTCGAGAAGCAGAGGATGACGGGCGGCTTATCGAACCGAGGTCCCTCCCAGTCGTCGGGGTAGCGCCCGGTGGCGTGGACGGCGAGCATGAATCGGAGGGTGTAGGTCTTCCCGCCCCACTGGTTCGGTCCGGTGAGGAAGACCTCTCGGACCTTGCTGGTGGCGAAGCGGAGTTGCTTCGGGTTCGGGGCGAAGGTGGTGATCCGCTCGCTCATCCGGTGAGTCGGTTGACTCCGCCGGACTTCCAGGCGCGCTTGGCGGCGTCGATCTGCTCGCGCTTGGTGCGGAGTTCTTCTTGGAGGGTAGCGATCTTGCGCTCGGTGTCCTCGATCGTGTCGGGGATACCGCTACGGCGGCGCTGGGAGGCGGCGCGGTTGAGCTTCGTCATGAACTTCGCGGCGACATCCCCGAGCTTGAGGAGGACGGTCACGTCGTCGTGGTTCCAGCCCCCGCCCTCTTTGACGGGCCTGGCGGCCTTGGCCATCTCGACGTACTTCTCGGCCAGGCCGGACATGAGGATGGCGTTGACCAGATTCTCGAGGGACTGGAAGGGGTTCCTGGAGACGATGGAGGAGACCGACACCTGCGGCAGAGGGGCCGGTGGGAGGATGGTCTGTTCCTTGTGTTCCTGGTCGGCGTCCATGCGGCTATTCTAGCGGGGACTCTCACCCCTGGAAGGAGGAAGAGTGTCGGAGATCGAGGTCGGTGGTCACCTGTACCCGAAGGTCAATGGGTCGCTGATTGGGGAACTGGATCTCGCGTGGGCTCGGTTTCTCGAGGAGATGCGGGCTGGATCGAAGGAGTTCGGGCGGAACAACAACAACGCCAAGGAGCGGATCAACCTCGTCCTGCACCTGGCGACTCGGCTGGCGAAAGAGGTGAACGCACTCCCGGCGCAGGGTCGTGTGATCGGATTCAGCGGCTCGTCCACGGCGACGGCTGCGGAGCTGATGCGCCGTCTGAACCCCTAGCGGAACGCGGTGAGCCGGTACTTCTCGGCGTTCTTCTGGTCCTCCCGGATGACCTTCGTGACCTCTGGGTGGTGGTTGATCGTTCTGGATACTTCGTGGTCGATCGATGTGTGGTTCATCAGTCCGACGCGGAGTTTTCGTTCCCAGGCGTGGTGGAAGATCCAGGTATCTCCGTACCAGAGTCGGAGGTCTTCCGGGATGCTCGGTAGCTCTCTGATTGCAGGTACGCGAAACGACATCGCCCACCCCATTTGATGGCGGAGCTCAGAGACGCGAGGCTTTTTGTCATCTGGTGGGGTGTTGGTTCGAGGACAAAGGATGTCCCAGCCTTCTTGGAAGGACAAGCGGAGTTCTTCGAGGAAGTTGTCTCTGGGGAGGATGTCGTTGTTGAGGAAGGCGAGGAACTCGGTGGGGCAGTTGGCGAGCCAGGGCCGGAGGATCCCGTTGAAGTACCGGCGTTCTGGGTCGGTCCTGACATCGTAGCCGTCTCGCCTGAGGGTCCAGACCGTTTCGTCCGGCGAGTGGTCGTCTTCGATGACGAGGGTGGCGTCCCAGCCGTCTTCTTGTTGGTCGTGGAGTGCTTCGAGGACTCGTCGTGTTGCATGGAGTTGTCCGTGTACGGGGATGACGATCGTCAGTTCTGGCGGCATTGTGCCTCGAGGTGCTTGGCCCAGGAGTAGAAGAACTTGATCGGTAGGTGGATCTCGAAGCCTGGTTCCTCTTCGTCGTCGGGCCAGACGCGGACTCTGGCGGACCCGTCCGAGAGGATGAGGAGTTGGCAGCGGGCGTCGTGTTCTTCGCCGTCGAGCCTCATGTCGCCTTCCTTCCGTAGAGGAAGATCCCGGAGGCTTGTGGGTCGTCGATCACCTCGTGAGACTCCAGCCCCGCGAGCTTCGCGAGGAGTGTGCCAGCGTCCTTCGTGAACCGCCAGTAGTCTCCAGGGTACTCGTGGAAGGGGAAGCCGATCCCCCTGGTGGTGAGGATCAGGTGGCCTCCTGGTGCGAGGAGGTGGCCGATATTCTTCATGGTGATCCAGAAGGCGTCGTCGTGTTCGAGGACTTCGCAGCAGAGGATGACCTCGTACTTGTCCTTCCAGAAGAGGTCGTGTGCGTTGATGACCTCATCGACTCCTGGTCCGGCGATCATGTCGATTCCGTAGTACGGACCGGAGAAGAACTCGCGGGGGCTGCCGTTGATGTTGCGGGAGCCGATCTCGAGTGTGTTGAGGGTTGCGAGGCCGTGCTTCTCGACGAGCTCCTTGACGTAGGCTTTGACCGATTCGTGCATTACTCCTCCACCTCGAACTTGCCGCCCGCGCGGAACAGGGCGAGGATGTGGTCCAACCGCGTCACCAACTTCTCGTCGAAGTCCTTCAAGCTCACAGACGTTTCGTACGTTGCGTCGATGGCGTCCCGCACCTCGCGCAGCGTGTGCTTGCGCGTTGAGGCGACGATCTTGTCGAGGATCTTCACGTCGATGTCGTGCATGAAGCCGTCGTCGTCTAGGAAGTAGTGTGTGTCGCTCATCGGTCCTCCACCTCGAACTTGCCGCCCGCGCGGAACAGGTCCTGAACTTTCGCGAGTCCACCCCACGATGTGACCAAGCTCGATGCAGCGATCTCCTCAACCGCGTCCCGCACCTCGCGCAGCGCCGCGCGTCGTCCGACGAGGTAGCGTTCGGTTCCGTAGACGAGTTCGCGTTCGTCGCGCGGTTCGAGCGGATCGGCCATCATGCTTCCCCAGCGATCTCGCGCAGCCTTGTCTTGAACTTTCGGATGCCTTGCTCTGGTCCATCCACGAGAACGCAGACATCGATGCAATCCAGCAGCTCCTTCACCAGCGCGCGCCTCGCCGCCTCCGCCACGGCGCGGAGGTCGTCCTCTGTGTACAGCCACCTTTCTCCAGCGGGCGATCTAAGCTCACCGGTCAGGGTGCGTGACTTGATGATCTCCTCGATCTCGTCGCTCATCGCTTCCCCGCCTTCCCCGGCTCACCAAACCACAGGCGCATCAACCGCACCTGGATAGCGATGGCCTGGTTCCTGTCCATGTCGCATAGACTAAACCCCGCGCTGTGGCACGGAATACAAAGGCTGACACTGCACTCGGCGCTGGCTTCCGACCACTCCATCACTTCTAGATCGTCGCTTTCGTAGTCGCAGTTTTCGCACCCCGGCATCACTTCCCCGCCTTCCTGATCGCCTCTCGAAGAAACCCATCGCTCGCCTCGGGGAACGCATGGGCACGGAGCACCTCGATCGAGCACGGCCAGCATGGGGGCTGTGCCCAGTTGCACGGACCGTCTCCCCTGATGTGGTAGTAGCCAGACGGGAGAACCTTCACGTCGATCTTCACTTCCCCGCCTTCCTGCGTTTGAGCGCCTCCAGGAGTCTTCGCCTGGCCTCGTGGGATCCGTACCCACCTCCGAGCGGCGCGGTGTCGAGGTACCACTCGACGCATTCCTCCAGCGTCTCTTCGCGGGGGAGGAGGGCCAGGAGGCGCTCCGACCAGTATTTCAGGACACTAGATGCCGACGCTCGATCCTCATAGAGGCACTCTTTGGCGGATTGGATGAACATCCTGATCTCGCTCTCGACTTTCTTATCGTCCACGTCTCCCCCTCTACTCCAGGTCCCGGCGGAAGCGCGTGGCTTCCTTCGCGACTTCCGCTTCGGTGACGGGTCCTCCGACTGGCGACTTCAGTCCGAACTCGATGAGCGCCTTCAGCCCCTTCCCCCACGGTTGCTCGAGGGCTTCCGAGAAGGTGTAGGTCTTCGGGGGGGAGTTCCGCCGGGACCGGAGGTAGTTCGAGAACACCTCGCTCCAGGCCCGGATGAACCGATCGGTCTCTTCCTTCGGCAGCTTCAATCCCCTGGTGCAGAGATCATGGACGACGTGGACCTGATCGTCGCTCGTCCAGACGTGGACGGCTCCGGGTTGCAGGACGCCGTGCCGTTCGGCCCCGAAGTCGAACGAGCTCCAGGTCAGGAAGTCGGTCCGCTTCCGCCCGACGATCGTGAACCCGGCCCCTTCGATCGCCGCCCCCGACGACACCATCCACCACTCGAGGTCGTAGACCCCCTCCTCGGGGGACCGGACCTCCCTGAGTGGGTGTGCGATCGTGATCTTGAAGTCCCCTGGGCGCATCCTGTGGACGATCATGTCCTCTCCTCTCCCTTGATCGGGATCCCGTGTTGCCGGAGGAGGGCCTTCGATTCCTCCTCGAGCCGGCGCTCCTCGCTCCAGTTGATGGTCTCGACCTTCGAAGCAGCGGAAGCCCCATTGCGGCTCCCGTAGTCACCGTTCAGGAGCTTCTCCAGGCCACCCTTCTGCCCTGTCGCCAACCATGAGAGCGTTACCCACTCACGCGGTTTCTCTCCAAGCGCCAGGACGGCCTCTGAGAGCGCCCTCTCGAGGTCTGCTCCTTCGAGCCCGAGATTCGACCCACGTTCGACCAAAGACGCCTCGGATGTCTTAGAGAAGACCCGGGCAGCCTTGAGGCCGGGTACCTGACGGGCCAGGCCGTTCCACACGTCGAGCCACGGGCTGCGGTAGGTCTCGACGGCCTTCTTCCTCCGAGGAGTCCGAGCTGGCGCAGCGCCCCCCCTTGGGGGGGGTACAGGGGGATGATGTTCATCTTCATGTTCATCTTCCTGTTTGGGCGGCACCAGACCGCTACCCTGGCGGCCCTGTGCCGCTACCCCTGGCGGCGTAGCGCCGCCCCCTGGCGGCGTAGGACCGCTACCCCCCAGGCACGAGTAGAGGCTCGTGTCCTGGCACCCTCGCTGATCCGAAAACCGACGCTCAGTCCCCACCAGCCCGAGCCCCTCGAGCGTCCGCAGCACCCGCTGCACCGTCCGACGGTTCAGGCTCGTGTCCTCGGCGATCCGCCTGATCGACGCCTTACACCCCTCCCCAGTCTTCCCGTTCTGACGGAAAGCCAGGTAGGCCAACACCGATCGCTCGGCCGCACTCAACTTGTCGTTGGATCGCCCGTACGCCCACTCTAACCGCTCGTAACCCAACGCTTCCCCCTTGCAGGGAGCGGGGGCACCGCCCATCATGCCCGCGCTCTTACAGCACCGGCAGGATGCGCGGCGGCGACACGAGAGTCAACACCCAAGGGTCCTCGCCCGACCCGTTGACCTCCGCCGCCCCTCCTGCCGGATTCTCTCGACCCTTTCAGCCCCGGCAGGCCCGGCGGCTAAAACTCGACGGCACCCCCTCCGGGAGCGCCAACTCCCCAGTGCCCTCGAGCCCGCCGCCTGCCGGTTTCTTTCCACCCACGATCCCGATACCCTCCCAACCAGCCCTACTCCTCCCTCAACAGGGGCAGCCTACGGACCCACCCAACGGCTGCCCCGTATCCACACTAAGGGGGACCGCCGTGAGCTACTCCCCTCACCAGCCCACAGACTGGCTCTGCCACAACTGCGACTCCTGGAGCCACTGGACCAAGAGTGTCTGCGAACGCTGCTTGTATCCACGATTAAGGCAGCACATAAATCCTATGATCCCACAGCACCACAACGACTTAGAACTCGATCTCTTGACACGACACCCAAAAACCGGCGACATTAGAAGGCACAGGGCAAAGTAGGGCGGCGGCGGGGAACACCGGCACCACCCCAGCTGCACTCAACTCCAAGGGGTAGGGGCCAGTCCGCCCAAACGACCCTCCCAGCACCTCAGCGAGAACAGCGGGGGGGAACCTAGACCAGCCACGAGCCGCCCCCTCGGGGGGCCTGGCACCCCCTCTCGAGCGATCGCCCACGCACCCCCACAAGATCCCGCAACAACCGCATTCTGACCGCGACGCCGCATAACGAGCATTATCGGAACATGGGCGCGACGACCGACAACGCATCCTTGTGGGCCGATCGAGCTCAAGAGCAGTAGCACGGCGCGCAACGCATCGCGGTCGGGATGAGAGCGGAGCGATACCTTCCCCTTCCTAGCCTCTCTCTCTCTCTC